GTGAGCGAGTCTAGAGCCTTATAATCACGGTATTTTTTTACCCCTGCATCGTCAACGATATCTGTCACGCTGATTTTGATAACGCCCTCACGGATAATCTCCCGAATGGTCGTTCCTGCCTCGGACTTGTTCAGGCTTTCCACATCCGCAAAATTAAGCTTGTAAGAGCCTTTTTTGAGGGCGATTTCTTCAGCGTTAAAATACAGTTTCATGCTTCTCATGTTCGCCCTCCGCTCTTGTAATTTACCCTGTTGGTAGCGTTGACGATTATCTCATCAATCCGTTCCTGCCCGATGTAGACAGGAATCACGATATCGCCACCACCTACCGTGTTATTCTCGATGTTCGTGGTCTCGCTTGATGCCGGAGCAAATGCCGTTGATACATCACGAGCCATTGATGTCATGGCTGACTGCGGTACATCGGCATTCTGTTCGATTCCGAGCGCAAGCCCCATATCCAAGTACTCGCCATAGCCTTCAAAGAGCTTCGAAGGGCTGTTGATTTTGAACAGGTCTTTCGCCCCCTGCGGTATCTTGTCAAAGACTCCCTTTGCCGTGCTGACCACTGCATCCCCCGCATTGACGATGCCATCAGCCAAGCCCTGCATGATCTGTCCGCCGATGTCCTCGAATTTTACGATGAGGTTTGCGAGTTCCTGAAGCAGTGCATCCTCGATATTTATCACCGCACCCACAAGCTCTCCTATGATGCCGGGAAGGTTCTCCACCAATGCAACAAAAAGCGTGAATCCTGCTTCGATAAATAGCGGTATTGCTTCGATTATCGAGCCAATTACCGCATCAATGATGGCCGGAATGTTATCCACCAATGACTTGATGATGGTGTTCAGGTTCCCATCGCCCAGCAACGACTCCAAAATGGTCGTTCCGGCTTGAATAAATAAAAGCTGGTTGCCTATGATAACGCTAATAAGCGCATCAATGATGGGCGGTATCATGCTGATTATTGCCGGGAGTGCTGCCGTCAAGCCTTCGCCCAATGCCATCAGCAAATCCATTCCAATCTGCTGATTCTCCGGCAAAAATCCGGCTATTGTGGTAGCTATTACGGATATAAGCTCTGCTGCCATCGGAATCAATGTAGGTAGGGCTTCGCTTATCCCGGAAATTATGCTTCTGAGGATGTCATTCCCCATGACCAAAAGCTGAGGAATAACAGTTGTTGCCGTACTAAGTAGCGTCTCAATGATGGTCTGAACTGCTGCCATCACGGTCTCAATGTTGCCCGGTGCCGACAGTCCTTCCATGAGTGCCACAAGCTGCTCTCCACCCACCTGAATGAGCGTGGGAAGGTTATCCAAGATACTCTGTGCCAAAGTGCCCACCAGAGAGCCGCCAATGCTTAACAGCTTCGGTACAAGGTCGGTGATGTTGCCGATAAGACCTTCAACACCTGCGCTGATGTTCTCCAAGCCTTTGTCCGTGTCTCCGGCGAATATGTCCGTCACTCCGTCCATAACGCTTGTTAATGACGGCATAAACCCTGATACAAGGTTTCTCTGCAAGGCTTCAAACCCTGTGGTCATGTCCTGCAAAGAGTCCTGGAAGGCAGCAGCCGCTTTCACGTCCTCATCGCTCATTACTCCGCCTAATTCGTGCAAGCGGTCTTTCATTGCCTGCGTATCTTCTGCGGACGTGTTCAGCAATGCCCCTAATTCAGTCGCACCACGTCCGAGAAGCTGGTTAGCGATGTAAGTACGCTCAGTGCCTTCTTCCATGCCCTGCAGGCCCTCTATGACCCTTCCAAAGAGGTCTTCCTGTGAGAGCGTTGCCACCTCTTCCTCGGAGATGCCGAGAGCCTGAAAAGCATCGTTGTTCTTTTCTGCCTGCACCGACAAAGTTTTCATTATCGGAATAAGAGAGCTGGCAGACGAACCGCTGTGCTGGAGAACTGCATCCCATTCTTGCCAAGACTCGGCTGAAAAACCGGCCTTCTGACTCATCTTATCGACGCTATCCCCGTACTCGGCAGCCGCAACAGTCGCATCGAGCAACGCTTCGCCACTCTCCACGATTGCCCCTGTAAGAGTGCCAACGGCAGCGGTCACTGCAGCCATTGCGGCACCGGCTGCACCCAAAGCCCCGGCGAACGTGCCGGACAGGGAATCAGCCACGCCTCCGATAGAATCAGAGCCGTTGAGCATATTCTCGATGTCTTTGCCCACGCCTTCAGACGAAGGTGCTATTTGAAAGTAATATGTTCCAATAGTCTCTGCCATATTTATATCTCCGCCCACATCCGCTCGAACTCTTCCATCGTGCTGAATGTGGCATACTGTTCTTTCTTTTCAAGTCCCAAGAGCTTGTCGAGGATGTGCTTCGGCTTGTTTCGTCCTTTTTGTCCATCCTTTGATTTTGCCCATGACTGGTCTCTTAACTCGTCCGCTATCCGTGCAAGAAGCCACTCTGTCGTGGTTATCTTCTGCCCTGACAGCTTCATCTTGACCCTGCTTTCAGGTCGTAAACCAAAAACAAGAGTACCCACCATATCTGGTGGATACTCCTGATAATTGAATAGGTGGTATACTTCGGCAAGGTCACAAATCATCTCGTCCTCGCACTCGTCAATCACACGGGCGAGGAGGAAGAGTTTTTTGGGGTGCAAGCCCCTATTATTTCATTCATTTCGGCAGCCATCGCTTCAAGCGGTGCATAGCCCCCATTCAGCCCCTCAACGTGCTTGATAAGGTCTTCAACCTTGCCACCAAGCAACAGAGTGCTGATTTCGTCAAAAGCGATGAACTTGTCGGCATTGTCGCCCTTCTGGAGCTTTGCGATAGCCCTCACATAGCGATAGTCCTTCAAGATTTTTTCGCTTATCTGATACTCGAATCCTGATTTTGTTTTCCCTGCTATCATGTTTCCCCCTTATGCAGCACCTTTAATGTACTCGTAGTGGTATACACCATCTTCGTCCGGCACATCGGTAATTGTGAGCTGATAGCCGACAGCTTCATCGTCCTTGTAGGTGATCGTGCCAAGCTCGGAGATTGTGCCGTTCGGAATCACGATCCTCTTCTTTCTGCCGCCACGCATGATCATGTCGATGATCCACGATCCGCCGTTCAGCTCGTCAGCCGTAGCCTTAATAGTGATATTGCCTGTCTGGGAATCAACGACTACATTGCTGTTGCCGTAAACAGCCTTCAGGACATCCACGTTCAGCACCTCAAGAAGAGTGAAGCTGAAGGAGTCGGGTCTTTCGGTCTGCATATTGAGGACTGTATCACCGCCCCACGCTTTGATCTGGGAAGACTCGGGACTGTTGTCGTTGGTCAATCCGTCTTCTGAAACATAGCCAAGAGCCACGAATGCGGCATCCTTGGCAGCATCTGCATCTGTCGGCAGAGTAGTCCCAAGAGGTGCAAAGAAGATTGCTCCGCTCTTGTTGGGCTTACCTGTCGATACATTTGTCGCAGTATTAGCCATAATTTATTCCTCCATGTAGGTTATGTTGTAAAAACACCTGTATCTGTATCTTTTGAGTGTTGTGTCGTTCGCATCGTTTCCGCCAGACAGTTTCGATGCCGAGATGTCGTCCTCGTATGAGAAAGCATTCATCGCCCTGCGGACGTTTGCATCAAGTTCTGCAGCCTCTTCCTTGGTCTTTGCATAGCTGTTGATCTCGACCGTCACTGTGTCGATTAGGTTCGACCAGCTCCTGTCGATTATGCGGAAGATGACACACTCATCCGGCATGGTCTTCGGGGTCTCCAGATATATTGCCGTATACACGTTAGACAATAAGTATTCCCTAATCTTTGTCTCGATCATTCTCTGTACCTCTCACCCATGCTCTCTGCGTGCCGATGTACTCATCCGTCACCTCGCCAAGCTTTGCCGCTTCTTCCCTTGCTATGTTCTGACATTCCTGCGACTGAAGAATCGCCTTGATGCCTGCCCGATTCAATATAAACTTACCCTTCGACTGACTCAAGATGCACCTTCCTATTCCACCTTGTCGGCACGTTTGCCTCAATCCCGATAGTTGACCGCCCTATTGTTGCGAAAGTCTGCGACCACGGTGCAGGAAGCTCCACCTCGGTGTCTTCCCAGTAGTTCGTATCGCCTTTGGGGATTGCTAGCGTGTACTTGGTACGCTTGCCGTACATGGTGAGGTTGTTCTCCACATCCGCACTTGACGGCTCGCCAACAAGCACATCGTCAACGCTTACCCAGTCCTCGGAATAGGTCGGCATCCCGAAGGAGTCCGTCCCAGTCTCGGTCTTAACTTTCAGCCTGACTGTCACACCTCTCATGCTTCTGTCCTCGCTAATTCTTCAACAGGAGAATAACTGCCGATTTTTGAGCCACCGCCCAGCATCGCCTTATCCGTCCTGTCGAGGTATAACTGCCCTACGCTTGCATTTGTACCCATCGTCCATGTCTGGGAGTATCCCAGAGCGGAGATTGTACCCTGCGTTGCTCCGGCAGGAACATCAGAAGAGCCATCCCCTATCGCACGAATGACCATACGACAGGAGACAATCTTCTTTGCGTCTGAGGAGGCATTAACATTGTAGGCATCAATGAGAACAGCGGCATCATCGAGAAGGTTGCCGACCACCGTCTGCTCTTTCTCGCTTAACTCTCTGACCATTCTGTCTGTCACATCCGTGACGGTTGCATATACCGCCATGTTGCACCTCACTTTTTCTTTGATACAGGTTTTTTGGTTGATGTTTCCTTCGGCTTTTCAGCCACAACAGGCTTTGCTTCTGCCGGCTTCTCAGCAATGGCAGCAAGGCGATGCCCTGCCGCCAAGAAAGAATCAAGCTGATCATCCGCTACCAGCATCTCAACGCCTGTTATTCTGTGGATGAGCTTCTTCATCAAGCATCCTTGAGAAGGTTGAAGCAAGCAGTGTCAGCGCGGAATCCGACCTCAATCTCTGCCCTTACTGCAACCATGTTCTGCTGCCACAGGTTGATTGTTGATGCGCTCTCGCCTGAGCCAACAGTGAGAGAAGCGGTGTCTGTGAAGGAGATCTCAACACCTGCAACAGTGCCGAAGATAGCCTTTGACCAGTCACCTGCAATACCAACGATGTTAGCTGCAGGAGATGTGCCAGCCACATAGAGACCTCTGTTGAAGTAAACATCAGAGCCAAGTACACGACCAACGATGCCATCATTTGCGGAAGGCATGAAGATGGGACGACCTGTTGTGTCTACTGCAGAGAGAAGCAGGGAACGACCCTGTGCGCCCATTGCAACACCATTCATAAGACCGCCAGCCTGTGCGATGTTGCTGTCAGCTGTAACAAGTCCAAGGTATGTGCCGTTGTTAGCGTTAGCTATGGATACCTGTGTGCATCCTGCAAGGGTGTCGAAGTTTGTCTGTGAAGGTGCAGGAGTTGCTCCGATGATTGTCTTATCGAATGTAAGAGCAAGCGCACCAGGAAGCCTCTGAACCATTGCCTCGTAGAGAGCATCAGCGTCTCTTGTGAACTCTTTCGAGAATGTCTCGATGACTGCGATCTTGAATGCCTGCATGAGTTTTGTGCCGGGCGTTCCGTTGCTTACAGGCTTAACACCTGTCTCTGCTACCCACTCTGCAGTAGGGTCACCAGTGATCACAGGGATTGTAAGACCACGACCGGGAAGCTCAACCTTCCTTGAGAGTCTCATTACTGCGGACTCTTCCTGAGTCTTCTGGATGATTTCAGAGCTTATGTCTGAAGGTAATGCCATGTTGTTGGTTGTTCTGTTGATATCTGCCATTGTTTTTTCTCCTTTTTGTTAAAAATTCGATTCAAACCAGTCCTTGAACTGAGCCTTTGTAGTTGCTCCGTTCGCCGTGCTGGATGTCTGTACCGACAGTCCGCTGCTGTCTCTGACCTTGGGATATCCCTGCGGCTGTGCGAATGCTTTGATGGCTTCTGCCTGTGCTTTGCATTCGTCCTCGGTACTCCCTGTCAAAAGATTTGCAGGAATGCCTGTCTCTTTTGCTACCTCTGCCCTCATCGTCCTCAGCTTCTCGGCTTCTTTTAAGCCGTTCAGTTCGTCCTCGAGAGCCTTCGCACGCTCCGTCACTTTCTGCAGTTCGGTTTTGTTGGCTTCCTCAGCCTCGTCAAACTTTGCCGCCTTTGCCTTCAAATCTTCATAATCCGAATACTTCTCACGCTCACGCTTGAGCCTGTCCTTAACGACCGCATCAAGCTCTGCCTGAGTGAAGGTCTTTGTATCGGTTGTCTGTGCGCCTTCCTGAATGTTCTGGTTATCAGTTCCCATTTTCACCTCCTAACCTTGCCTTATGGTGGCAAGTGACCACACCTTGCGTTTATTGGCAGCAAGTCGCCATATTCACTAAAAAACACCCCGAAGGGTGCTTTCAATGTTCTTTACGTACCAAAAAGTACCGCTTTGACACCTCTGTTATCTTCCTTGTTTCTGTTATAATATACAAAAAAGCAAGGAGAAAAATTATGTTTCTATTATTTCCTTCAGATCGAATACTTTTAAAGGCTCTCAAAGATGCACAGCAGGACGAAAGCCATTATTTTGTTATCGATAACGGTTATATATATCGTTGTAATGACTACACCTATGATGCTGTACAAAATGCTATTGCCTGCACACCCATCGAAAAAATAAAAATAGAACACAGTTCATTTGATTCATGCCTAGCAAGTCTCCAGGAGCAAGGTTTTATATCAAAAGCACCGAGCGGTAGTGTAATGAAAGTAACACATAAAGGCTGGAATGCATCTTTTCTCCAATTTAACAATATCCTTGAAGCCTTTTGTATAGTATTCTTTGTCCAATCATTGTTTCTGTTATAACAACTATTATCACCCTTTTGCTCAATGATCTTTTATAACAGCACCAGTATTGTCAGGTATGCACCAATTATTCCACTCAGTATCCCAAGAAGGAGTCTGATTATAATTCTTTTGATTTCTTCTTCACTCATTAGCTTTACCTCCAACAAGAAAACGCCAGGAAACTAGCATTTTGCTTTATGATATAATCCTTTCTACAGAGTGTCGGCCACACTTGAGTCTATAGAAAGGAAATTTATTTATATGACTGACAATGAAAAAAGAGCACACGATTTAACGCTGCTCTATCTTCAGGAAATCTTTAGGATTAAATTCATTGCAGCAGATCGTTCTGGTGAAACAGTTCCACTTGAATTTATTGATAGTTATGCAGAACTATATCCTAAAATCCTAGAGAAGATCAACGAGAAATTTTAACAATTACTTCGTCAATCTTCTCATTGCCTATCATTATAGGTAATCTTACCCCATCACAAGCTGTGGTGGGGTTTTCTAACTTGATTTCATCTTCTGGGAAGACCTTTTTAAGCCATTCTCCTTGTGCGATAACATGGTAAAATACTT